TGTTGATACAAAGATACAAACTTCTGCTTCGCTAAAATATTCTTATGGGTATGACTACTCTCTTTCAAGAAGTGGTCAGATATCAGTTGTTGACTCTGGTGGTAAATGGGATACAGCAGGCGATCTATGGGACTTAACATTCATATGGGGAGGGCAGATAGCGTTACAGAAACGTGTTTTTACAAGAGGAAGAGGAAACAATTTTCAACTTAAACTTTTTAATGATTTACAAGGTGAGTCCATGGAAGTAAGAGGCATAGACTTTGCTGTCAAAGGCGGAGCAGTTAAGGAACAGACTGTTCCATAAGGAGGGGAGGAATTTAAAATGACACTAGGAATCACTAAGGCGTATACACCAGCAGCAGGAGAAACAGCAGACTCAACTGCTTACAATACAGATTTAGCAGCGTTGTTTAATGCGTGGGCTGGATTAGAAGCAGATACACCTACATCAAGTTTATCTAATTTTGCGATAGATGCAACAGGTAAATTATATCTTGATGGGGGTAGCAATTCTTATCTCTTTGAATCAAGCGCAGATACTATCCAAACAGTCGTCGGTGGAGCAGTTATGCTTGCCGTAACAGCTGGCACATCCACATTTAATTCTGATTTAGGTATTCCCGCACTAAAGAAATTCTTCTTAGACAGCGGGGTAGACACATATATTTTCGAATCGTCTGCTGATGTTGTTCAAGTAGTTGTTGGAGATGCTGTTATGATGGCTGTTAGCTCATCGCTCTCTTCAGTAAATTCAAACTTTGCTGTTGTATCAGGTAAAAGAATGTATTTTGATGGCGGTAGTTCAACCGATAACTCTATAAGTGATACTACAGCAGGTTCGGCATCTGGCGTATTGTTGATTGGTAATGAAACCATTAATACAACATCTGATATAAGATTAAAGAAAGACATAGAAGATACTAAACTAGATAGTCTTAAAGTGATTGACGATTTGCGCGTGGTAGATTTTGATTGGAATGATAAAGTAGAAGAAGGTGATGCAAGGAAGAGGGGTGGCAGATTCACTGGGATGATTGCACAGGAGATGATAAAGATTGCGCCTTGGACAGTAAACCATCAAGGTGGAAAAGATTGTGTTCTATGTAATTCTGGTCAAGAATGTAGTGAACACCCTAATTATTGGTTTGCCAGATACGAATATATTGTTCCTGTATTAGTTAAAGCGGTACAGGAATTAAATAAGAAAATAAAGGTATTGGAGGCATGATGAAAGAGAAGATCGAAGCAAAGCTAAAAGAGTATCAAAGAAATCAAGTAAGAGCTGAACAACAGTTACACGCATTAAACGTAGCTATAGAGGTTTGTAAACAGTTGCTCAAGGAAGATACGAAGAAAGAGGTTAAGGAGGGATAATATGGCTACGCCTTCAGCATTTGGTAGACGTGGTTTTGAAACAGTTAAGACAGCTTCAGGAGTAGATAAGTCATTTAAAGAGTTGCAACGGATATTCAATAGTCTTGGTATTGCAGGTCAAAATACAATAAGAGATCTTATTACAGTACGAGGTGGTAACCCTGCCGACTCTCAGCTGGTACTAAGAACAGTTGCCAGCTTAGATGTTAAAGGAGAAGGTATCACTGGCATCATCAATCAGGCGCAGGAGATTATTAATACTGCACCACAGGATGCTAGAGATCGATTAAACGTGCCAGATGAAGTTGACGATACTAGAAGTGCATTTGATGAGTTTCTTGAAACTCAACGTGGACTTACAGAAGAGTTTATAACTGGTGAAGAAGAACGACGCAGACTACGAAGAGGAGAATTATCTGGGTTATTATCAGAACAAAGAGAAGCAGCATTCGATGTTAATGCTCCTCAGATATTAGAACAGCTTGAATCAAGAGGATTATTTACTTCTGAATCAACCGTAGGAACATCTTTTGCAAGGGAACAAGGTAGACTTCAACAGATATCAGAGAATATATTATCTCAACAGGCTCTGTCTGATATAGATGTTATTGGTGGTTTTAGACAAGGAGCACTTGGAAGAGAAATCGGCGCAGAAGAAGCATTCCTTGAGCGTGGATTTTCCATCGAAGATTTTGAGAGAACAGCTGGTCTTGCTCGAACTCTAGCAGAAATTCAAGCATCATCTCAAGCACGGACGGATAAGTTTGGATTGACTGGAGATATCTTTAATTTCCTAGGTCTTATCGGTGCCGGATTTGCATCAAGGGGTGGAAGTAGTGGGGGGAACGCATAATGGCATTAGATATTACTTTAAAACAAGATTTCCCATTAGAAGCATTCTTACAGGCATCCCGTAGCCCCTCTAAGTTTGCCGGACTCAGGTCAGCTATACAGGGGATTGAACGAGGGGCTACTAAAGGATTGGAGATAAGTGAAGCATTAAGAAATATTCGTATTAAAAAACAAAGACAAAAAGCTTTTGAAGGATTTTTGACTAGCGAAGAGGGGCAGAGGTTTGCTGATGAATCTCCTGTACCTAAAGGATTAGCGGCAGCATTATCTCCTGAAGATTTTGTTACTGCTACATTAAAAGCTAAAGATAGATTAACTAGAGCACAGATATTAGCATTAGAAGAAGATAAAGCAGCTGCAAGAGAAAGAGGGAAACTTCCATTTGTTAAAGAAAAAGAAAAGCGGACAGAGGAAAAACAAATTAGAGTAAAACAAAGAGACGTAGAAGCCAAATTAGTTACTTTAAGAAAAGATATAGAAGCTTTTCTTGTTATTGATAAACGGATACCTAGAGGAAAAGGATTCGGTAGATTTGTTCGAGGAGCTAAAAATGTATTTGAAGGCTTTGAACAGGATTCTCCTGAGGGTATAGCTGTTGCTGCACATAATGCTTTATCGAAAAGATTAAGAGTTTCATTGGTGAGAGCAGCAGGTGATGTAGGTAATATAAACATCGTAGAACAAGAAGCTGCTGAAAAAATACTTACGGGCATTTTTGATTCAGATAAGGTTGCAAAATTAAAAAGAGTTATAATGAAACAGTTAGCCAAAGCCACTGAGGAT